AGCCGCCGAACGTCTGTCCTTGGCGACGGTCGCCGATCGCCATTACCTGAGCGAATACTTGGTTGTAGTCGCTGCCGGATGCGAAAAGCCGCTGCGCGATCCGCAAGACTTCCTCAGGCCCGATCAGCCCTTGCTGCTGCGCGTCCATCGCCATTTGCAACTTGTCGCGATCCTTGTACGGTGACAGGTCGCCAAGCAGCAGATTGATCGCATCGGTGGCGGAACTTGCCGCATCGCCCATCGCATCGCCGAAGCTCTGCACCGCCTGCGACGCTGCCGACTCTTGCTGCTCAAGCGCGGCGATCTGCGCCTCGACGCCAGACAGCGCGGTATAGCCAAGCGTCTGCGCAAGACTTTGCCCTTCGGCCTGCAGCGCCAGGATCGCCCGACCGCGTTGCAGCGTGGACAGTTGCAGCGCCCGCGCTAAATCTTCCTCACGCGCCGACGCCATGCCAGCCGCCTGCGCCGCGGCGTTGAGTGCATCTACGTTGGCGTTGTATTGCTCGGCGATGTCGCGCAGCGAAAGTTGGAACTCAGACATGCCAGCCAGTTCAGCAAGCTGCGAATCAAGACCGGCAACCAGCGCCGCATAGTCAGCCATCGACGCATCGCGCAGCCGTTCGATGGCCTCAGCGCGGTATCCTTCGATCTCAGCAAGTTGCTCTTGCGATGCGCCAAGTTCGATGGCCGCGTCACGCACCGCGTCAAACTCTGTATTGAGTTGCGACATCTGTTGCTCAAACGGATTCAGCGCGGCCATATTCGCCGCCGTCGCAATGCCTTCCATCAGGCTGTTTAGCCGGTCAGGCCGCAGAACGGCATCCTCAAAGCGCGCAATGCGATCTTCCAACGTTGTGCCAGCGTTGACGTAATCCTGAATCGACTGATCGAACGTGCCAAGAATAGCGTCAAAGCGCGATCCGAGAATTGCATCTGCGGTCACGTTGTCGCCTTTGAGATCAAGCTCCCACGCCGACAGCGCCGCCGTCACTTCATCGATCTGAGCCGCGCCGGTTGATGTGCTTTCGATCAGGTCGTAAAGCGTCGAGTCGAAATCCTTGATGGCTTCAATGAAATCAGCCTCGCCGCCTTCAAGTCCGCGCGCACCGTAGATCAACTCGCCGAATACAGTCGTTGTGCTGCCTTCCGGCTTTCGCACGTTGCCTGTTGCGCCGCCGAGTCGAATATCAGGCGGCTTACTCGTCAGGCTGCCAATCATGCCGCCGATGATTGAACCAATTGCAGAGCCAACAGGCCCGCCAAGCCCATAACCAATCGTGCTCAGTACCGCACCCGCATTGCCGCCACGGACGCCGCCGATTGATCGCCCCATGCCGTATCCGCCGATTGCGCTCGACAGGTAGCCCATTCCGGTATTGCCATCGGTCGAGAACAAATCGCCACCGCCGCCAGACAACCGCGATTGAATCGGAAGGATGATGTTCTGCTTCACGATGTCTCTGGCGAACTGCTCGAACACACGCTTGGCGCTGTCGAATCCGGCTTCGGCGCCATCGAAAATAGCGTCTTCAATGCTGTCGGCGATGCCTGTTTTTACGTTCGATAGCGATTCCTCGAACATCTGCGCAATCGCGCCGCCTTGATTGTATTCGTCCTGCAGCGCGCCAAGCAGAGCGACGACTTCCGCTCGCTGCTCTGCGGTCGCTTCTGCGCCGAGTTGTCGCAGGGCGATTTCCTTTTCGCGCTGGTCGTTGGTCAGACCAATCAGCGACGCTTCAAAACGCAGGTCTTCAAGCATCTGCTCGACAGGTCCGCGCTGTGATTCAATCTCGTCGGTCGTGCGCTTGAGCGACTCGGCAAGTAAATCTTGGCGCTCAGTCGCTTCCTGCGTCGTGATGTCGCCAGCGCGCAGGCTTTCGTTCACTGCATCAAGCGCACGCTGATAGTTGAGTTGCGCGACGGCCATAGGCCCGGACAATTCCGCGCGCAGGTCTTCGGTTGCAGACACAAAATCGGCATGAGCGGCAATCGCGCGGTCCCATTCAGCGCGCTGATCGCTTAGTGCGTCTTCCTGCTTTTTCAGTGCTTCGGTTGCGGCTTTTTCATTCGCAGCGCCATCGCTGAGTTGCTTGTAATACTCACGCAGCGATGCGGTCAGGTCTTCTGTTTTTGCGGTCTTGAGTTCAAGCGATGAAATGTCAGCATCGTCTGCGCCTGGCGAAGTCTCAGCACTTTCGCGGCCAAGGTCGTTCAGGACGATCTGTTGCTTGATCAGTTCTTGAATCGCGGCCATGCGGTCCACGATGCCTTGCTTGTATTCAGAACTGACGCCAGAACCGAACACATCGGCCTGCTCAACTTCGTTTAGCCTGTTGAGTTCCTCAAACAGTCCCTGATATTCAACACGCAGACGCGCAACGTCATCCGGCGACGTGCCATTGATCCGTGCGGCCAAGTCTTCACCGGCAAACCGCGCCAAGTTTCCAATCTCAGACACAAGGCCAGCAACGGCAATCGTCGCCTTCGCTGCGCCTTCGATGATCGCGCCGAAACCTTCGCGGAATTGTGGATCATTGATTATGCGAGCGGCTTCCAACAATGTCGGCGTGAGCCGCGTTGCGACAGTCGTTGCGGCACCCTCAAGACCAGCACGCGCCGATGTCAGCGCGTCGTTGAACTCCTCTGCCTGCTTGCCAAACTCAGCACCGACAACAAGGCCAAGCGTCCGCGCCTCGTCGGTCAATGCGGTGATAGCCTCCGATCCGCCATTCAACAGCGGCACCATGTCACGACCGGACTTGCCCATGAGTTGCATGGCAAGGGCGGTCTGATCAGCGCCATCCGGCAGGCTCTTGAACACGTCTGCCAGGTCTAGCAGCACATCATCAGCGCCGCGCAGTTTCCCGTTTGCGTCTGTGACAGACACGCCTATGGCGTCGAACGCGCCAGACAGTTGCTTGTTGCCGGACACGGCGGAGACCATGTTCTGCGACAGTTTGCCGATGCCTGTCGATAGCTGTTGCAGGCTCACATCAGACAGGCGCGCGGCGTATTCCAACGCCGAAAGCGCCTCGGTAGAAACGCCGATCTTCTGTCCTGCCTTGCTCAGTTCGTCGGCACGGTCAATTGCCGATTTTATGGCATAGGCTGTTGCAGTGGCGGCACCGGCAAGCGCCACGCCAATCGCAGCACCAGCACGGTCGAATGATGCCTTTATCTCCTTTGCTCGACGTTCGGCAATGCGCGCAGCTCGGCCTGAGTCAGTCTCAAACTGGCCTGTTTTCATCAGTAGATCGACTGTCAGAGTGCCGAGCGAACGCGCCATAAATGCCTCAGATTGAGTTAAAAACGTCGATCAATTCTTGATCGGGATGCGCTGGCGGCTTGTAGGTGTGTAGGACTTCTAGCATATCGCCGAACTTTGCCTTACCGCCCATGCCAGCACGCAACGCGATCAACGCGGCCGGTCGGTGATACCTGTGCAAATCATCGAACGGCCATCGCTTGTGATACTGCTTCCATGCGTTGAACTCGCGCCGTGTCATGCGCTTTTTCCACTCGGCGACCGTTCTGCCGCCAAGTGTTGCGGCGATCAGGTGCCAGAAGTATTCATCTGATCGCTTGTCGAGGACTCCCCCAAGCTTTCAGCGTCCTCTTTTGTTTCTGCGCCGACGCTATTGATTGCGCTGACAAGAGCCGTGATCATGCGAGTCTTGAGCAGCGCAGCCTGTTCCAGCGTCATTATCGGATTGCCGTCTTCGTCAACGATGCACTTCGCAACGATCTTGATGCGCTCGGCTGACAGGTCGGCAGGCGCCTTCGAGAACGATGCGATAAATCCGAGCGTGTCGGAATCCATCGGCTCGCGGACGTAGACAGTCACTGTGTTTTTGCCGATCTTCACGTCGCGCTTGTGCGGCGCTGTTGACACAAACGAATCGGCGTCACGAAGCGCTTGGAGCAAATCAGTTTTCTTCGCCATGTTGTTTCCTTGGTGGACTCACCAGCGCGACCGATGCGCACGGCGAACACGCAGAGCGTTCGCGCTGGCTTGTCCGTAGCCGTGAAAAGCTCAAGCCGTTGCGCGGTGGATTAGGCCGCTGCGGTGACGGTGCGTGCGCCGCTGCGCTTGATGGTCACAGTGCCCATCCATGCAGAGTTGTCGCCGATGTCGATGCTGAAGTCCTTGATGTAGCCGGAGAACTTCACGTTGGTCGCGGTCGTGTAGGAGCTGAACGCGGAGCCGGTAGCGGTCGGCGCAGTGGCAAGCGCGCCGGTCGATGCAACAGGCGCGACCAACATGAAATTGGTCACTTCCTTGGATGCGTAGAATTCCTCGACCTTGGCATGGGTCGCCACGTCCCAAACGACGTTGACGGTGATGTCGCTGGTCTGGTTGCGGCCACCGACGAACTCGTCATCTTCCGATTCAAAGTGCGACACGTCGATGTCGGAGCCAGCGCCGCCGATGCCGGAAATGCTCTTTGCCTGGCCGATCTTGGTCACTTCCGTTGCGCCAGTGACGAAATACAGTGCAGCGTTGATGCTCTTGGTTGCAGTGGTCATGTTTCAGGTTCCTTGCGGGTTTTCAGGCACAAAAAAACCCGCTTGCGCGGGTTGCTCTACCGTCTGACGACCGTCGTCAGTTCGGGATGTCAAGCTCAAAGTGCTGGCTAAGCCTGCACAGTCGAGCGTCGTAATCAGGATCGTCGGCAACAATGCCAAGGCAGCGGTGCGCGACTTCCATCGCAGCACGCACGGCATCGGCCATTGCGATCACTTGCGTTGCGCCAGCACTGCCGAACGGTGCCCAGCAATCGACCTGCACTCGATGCGAGTCAATCGGCGCAGGCACGTCAAGCGTGTTTTCTGGCGTAGTCGAAACAATCGACCAAGTGATATAGGGCGCGGTCACGTTCTCAGGAACGACTTGCCGCCAGTAGATGCGCGGCGTGATCGTGGTCAGCGCGGAACTGGCAACCAGCACAGCTTGGACAGGTGGAACAACGCTCATTTGCCGACCCTC